ATGTATTATTAATGCCGTGGAGAAGAGATGCAGAACATGAAGCAGAAACTCTAGCAGATTATCCACAAGCAGATATTGTATATTGTCACTCAGAAGTTAGAGGTATTTACCTTAATGCTAAAGTTAAGAATGAGCATGGTACAGATTCTAACATCTATGACAAATATACAAGAGTTTACTCTGGTCATATCCACTTCAGACAGGAAAGAGGTAAACTACTAATGGTCGGTGTACCATATCAATTAACAAGATCCGATAGAGATAATCCGAAAGGATTTGATTTAGTCAATTTAGAAAATATGGAAGAGACTTTCTTTGAGAATCATATTTCCCCTAAATTTCTAAGATATAACATTAAAGCGCTATATGATATGCCTCTCGGCAAGTTTAAGGAACAAATAGAAAATAACTTTGTAGATCTATTCGTACCTTCACAAATCGCTACAACCAATGCATTAAGCCAGTTGGTTAATGAAATTCAAAATATTTCTAGAAAGTTAGAACCGAATATTTATGAAGAAGATTCATATATCGATAAAGACTTTTATGACATTAATGAAATTGAAGAGATGTACAAGAATTACAATATTCTTAATCTTTGCAATATGTATATTGATGGTATGAAACAAGACGAGGATTTAGCTCTAAAACTAAAGAGCAAGTTAAAACAATTGTATACGCAATGTGCTTACAATTATGACACCGACAAATAATGAGAATAGACTATATTGAGTTTAAGAACTTTGCTTCATACGGAAACCAAAGACAACGAATAGATTTTAAACAAGATACATCTGAGTTATTTTTAACTCTAGGTAAAAATGGTGATGGTAAAACTACTATTGCTAATGCTATTATCTATGCTCTATATGGAAAAGTAGAAGGTGTTAAATTAGCAGACCTACCTAATCGTATTAACAAAGAACTTCATGTAAAGATTGGTTTACAATGTGGTACTATGGCTATAGAAATAGAGCGTGGTATTGCACCAAATAGATTTAGCGTCTTAATTAATGGAGTTGAGTTTGATAAAGCAGGTAAGAAATCTGTACAAGAGTATTTAGAAGACGAAGTATTCGGTATTCCATATCATGTATTTAAAAATATAATTATTCTATCAGTAAATGATTTTAAATCATTTTTAACTATGTCAAATCAAGACAAGAAGCAGATTATCGATAGAATGTTTGGTTTCTCTATTCTTAATGATATGCAAAGGCAAATCAAAGACGAACGTAGAGATATTAAATTTGATATTGATGCTTATGATGCTGAGTTAAATGAGATAATGAATTCAATTGGATCAGTTAAAGGTAAATTAAATACTCTACTTGCAGAATCTAAAACTGCAAATAAATCTAAGATCCAAGAATTAAAAGACCAATTAGTTACTCTACATGAAACTGTATTAGATATTGAAGCTAATCGTACGAAGGAAGAAGATGCGATGAATAAGTTCAATAAAGAATACAATGAAAAGAGAACTGAGGCTGGAGATATTAAAAGAGAAATTGATTATCTAAATAAGAAGTTAAAACTATATGAGAGTGGACATTGTCCAACTTGTGAAACTAAGTTAACTTCTGATTGGCACGTAAAACAAAAAGATTCTTTTACTGAAAAGATTGATGCCAGTACAAATGATATTAAGTCTATTAAAACAGAGATGGATGCTCTACAAGATAAAGTTTTAAAGGCTAGAACTGCTAAACTAGATTTAGAAGGTCAGATCTCAGATAATAAAGTAACGATGCGTGGTCTTAAGGCGGAATTAATGAAGTTAAAAGATACTCCAGAGGGTGCAGACTTCGATCACTTAAGAGGACTTATTACAGAGTTTGAAGAAAAAGAAGCTGAGAAATCTGCAAGTAAAGATCAGTTAAATGGAGACTATAACTTTATGGAAATCGTTGAACAAGTCTTAGGAGAAGATGGTGTCAAGAACTTAGCAGTTAAAACTATTCTACCAGGACTTAATACTAATATTGCAGCCATGGCTCAAACCATGCACCTACAATTCCATATTAGATTTGACGAGAAGTTTAATTGTATTATTAATCACCTAGGTGAAGATATTAATCCAATGACACTTTCAACAGGTGAACGTAAGAAAGCAGACTTTATTGTTATTGTTGCTATTATTAAAATATTAAAACTAAGGTTTCCACAATTAAATCTTTTATTCTTAGATGAGCTATTATCTTCTGTAGACCACGATGGAGTCTATAATATTCTTAAGATACTTAATCAAGTTATCAAAGAACATAAGATAAATACTTTTGTAATTAATCACTCTGTTTTACCACATGAGATATTTGATAAAAAGATTCAAATATATAGAGAGAACGGCTTCTCTAAGTTTACTATCGAAAGTATCGATTAATAGGGATATATAATAAAAATACAAAACATACAAACTAATTATTGCAACATCAAGATTATTTGGCTACATGATTAACAACGCATCTCCAGAGCCTGCTCAATTCACAAAGAATGGCAATCTCTTAGCAGCTGACGTTACTACACCATCTACGCCCACTGGATATATTCCAAACGAACATGCATACTATATGGGACCTGATGAAGAAGTACATCCAGACTATATTGCGTATACTATGGTAAATGCAGAAGATGTATTTGTACAGTTTAATACAGAAGGTGACCAAGGTGACGATGGTACTCCAGGTGATAAAGGCGCTTGGATTGCATTTAGAAAATTTGACGGTACAGATGCAGATTTTTTAATTAAAGTAAATGAAATTCAAGCTTTAAGAGGCGATGATCCTTCAGCAACAGCAGGTGACGCATATACTTGGGTAAATCTAAACTCTTGTTGGACAACGAATGATGCACCAGCTGCAGAACCAGCAACAACTAGACCTCCAAATGCTTACAAATATTGGAATATTAGATCTTGTCAGAACCCAGAAGTAACTGGAGTCTTAAGAACACCATCTAGTGAAATTCTTATACAAGAACAAGCATACGACTTTAACCAAGTCCTAATAGCGTCTGGGGCAGAAGAATGGGATGGTACTTCAGTTTATATTGTTAATGGCTCAACAGAGTTAACAAACTACATTGCTCACGATGAATCTCCTAAAACGGCGATTTGTGAGATTTAATAAAGTAATTATACATTAATGTAAAAATGGCCAATAGAAATATTGGCCATTTTTGTTTATTTAGAAGTATGATATATAATCTATGGCAACATATAATTTAAAATTTAATAAAGACGATTCAGTTATTAGACACGTCATCGTGGGACTATTAGCTGACCTGAACTCTAAACTTAGTTTTTTTAGACAAGTTAGTAATGATGAAAGAGTGGAAATAGATGTTCCATTCTTCTACGCAGTTTCTGGAGATGAAAACTTCATGAAAGATAATTTTCTATTTTCAAATGTAAACGGACTAGGATGTGACCCTGATGGTGATTTTGCAGATGGTAACTACGATAAAGTACCAAGAGGTATTGTAAATCTAACATCATTTGCAGTAGACCCTTCTAAACTAGTTAATAAAAGAAACATGGGTAATTATATGATGATGAACGAAGAGGGATTAATGGAAGGTTATGTTGCTGAGTTCGAAATGATTCCATGTTCGATTGGAGTTGATATAGAAATTTTAGTATCAAGTCAGTTAGATCTATTTAAAGTTACTGAGGCTATTGTAAAGAAAATGTATAAGGCTAATTTTTATCATGTAGATGCTGGACACTTAGAAGAGGGTACTTATAGAATTTCATCTGAGTATATGATGCCAGATGATTATTCACAAGAGCGTCCGATCGAATACTCATTTGACGATAAAGCAAATCATAAAGTCACATTCTCATTAGAAATTAATTCATTTATACCATCATTTGATTTTGAAGAAGATACTTATAGAAAGTATACAAGAACTACATACGCGTCTTCTACTGTATTTCCAAATGGAGTTATTTGTTCAAACTATGAAGATCCAAATGGATTCTTAGATCCAAGTAAAACACCGGATATTTATTTTGATAACTATAAACCTGCTAAATGGCAATCTAATGGTGAAGAATGGATTAGAGTTGAGGAGGGAGTTTCCTGCTCGGATGTTGCTGCAGATCTAGGTAAACAACTTTCTACAGAAAGTCAAATTAAGAGAATTACTAGACGTAGAAAACAGGCAAATAGAATGTTTACAATTGGTAATAGTAATACAAATGCACCTAGCAGTGGCCAAGCAGATAGTGCATTACAAGGAGACCAATATACCGTCAAGGCGAAGCGCTTCCCATGGGGTGATAAAATTGACGAATAATATGATGATATATAGAATAAGAAAACAAAAATAACTTGATAATGACAAATACAGTTAATAACAAAGTTACATCTCCAGTTTTAGAAAGTGGACAAGGTCATCTTTTCCATACAGCAGGAGCTAACTTTAAAATTACAGGCAGTCATATCGAATCAATTACTGAAACTAATGATCTATTTCAGACACTAGTAGCCGCTAATAAAGTATTCGATATTAATGAAACAGGCGTTTCATTTTACTATGACTACAACAACAAACAATCAGTTACTAAAATAGAAGAAGGCTCAGTTAAAAACTTTGGTCAATTCTTAGAATTAAATGATAAGCTAGATTTCTTAAAAAACTCTGCAAAAGACTTAAGACTTGCTGGTGAGAGGGGTAATGCTCTTTCTGAAGTAAATAAAGAAATTGAAACTACAGGTATGGCAATTGCCGAGTCTAAGGAAAAATCTTTAGTAATTGAATTTAGATATGTAGCTGAATCCAACAAATTTTTTGCTGGTAATATTGAAATTACTTTAGGTAACGAAGAGTCTTTAGCAGAAAGATTCTTTAATATCGGCTATATTAAATATGCAGACAAATCTTTACTAGAAGCTTTCCAAACAGCAGCAGAAAACTTTGGCTCATTTAAAGTTTTAGATTTTGTAACAGAATCTAAATCAGATAATATTGTAGTTTCTACAATGAGAGCTGAAAAAAATGCATTTGTTTATAGATTAAATGAAGAAACTAAAATATCTAAGTTTCAAAAAATGCTAGCAGATGCTGCAATTAAATTTGTTGCAGAAAATACTGGTGTTGATATTTCAGAACAATTTGCAGATCTATTAGAAGAGAGCGCTAAAAGAACTCAAATGAAAAATGAGAAAATTTCTATTCTAAAAGAAATGTTAGCATTCTTATATGACCAAAGAGGTAGATTAGCAGAAGCTGATAGAAACTTACCGGACATTAAAGCTGCAGATAATTTAATTGAAACAGAAATTACTAAAGTTAAAGCTGATATTGCTAATTTAGAAGAAACACTTTCTATCGAAGATGGTTATGTAAATGCAACTACTAAAGGTGAAGTTGAAGGACTTCCAGAAGGAGCAGAACTTAAAGTTGATGCTGTTGAATTTAACCAAGCAGGTAAGAATGATATTCTAACTGTTTTTGTTGAAGACAAGCCATTTAGAGTAGAAAAGTACAAGATTAATATTGCTGGAGAAGACAATCTTTAAGCATTCCATTTTATATTAATTTATAGGAAAAGCCCATTTCGAAACAAATGGGCTTTTTTTCATATAACTAGTAATCAATTAGAAGAAAACTGTGCCTAGAAAAAAGAATTATTTAAACAATAGAGATTTATACGATCAGATCGTATTATCTAAAGAGCAAGATAAATTAACACCCGATGCAGAAAAAATGCTAATATTACTCTCTGAAAGAGCGATTAGAAAATTAGTTTACCTGAATGAGGATGATAGAAATGACTGCTTACAATTTGCAATATTAGATTTATTAAAGTATTGGAGAAACTTTAACCCTAAGTATACTAATGCATTTGCCTACTTTACAGAAATAGCAAAGCGTGGTTATGCAAAGGGCTGGAATAAAATACATCCGACTAAATATAAAAATACAATGTCAATGGATCGTATCAACACTAAGAATAGTGATGGTGAATCCGGTATGTTTAATATCTAATGTCAATAAAGAACTTAAAACCCAGCGGTAACTCTGGATTTGTACAAGGTTATTATACGCCTGAAAATCCTGATAAATATATTGGTCCAACACCAATCATTTATCGTTCCTCCTGGGAAAGAAAGTTTTGTATTATGTGTGATACTAAAGAAAATGTATTAAAATGGTCTTCCGAGCCGGTTAAAATTAAATACCGCTCAACTATGGATAAGAGAGAACATACTTATTATCCAGACTTCTATATGAAAACTAAAGGTACAAATGAGGAAGGTCCTATTGAATGGCTAGTTGAAATTAAGCCAGAAGCACAGATCAAAAAACCACTACCCCCTAAAACAAAATCTAAAAAAGCACTTAATTCATATAAGTTTTTAGCAGAACAATATATTAAGAATAGAGATAAGTATGCCTATGCAAAGGCATGGTGTGAAAATAGAAAATGGAGGTTTATCGTCTTAACAGAAAAAACTCTTAAATAATGGGCCAGGTTAAAAAACAAATAAGAGAGTTAAGTAAAGATGCTGGTGGTAAAGCTAGAGCAAAAGGCGCTGCTGAATCTTGGTTTGAAGATTCTAAGAAATCTATTAGAGAAACCATGGTTCAAAAAACAGCCACTAGATTTAGACCTGGACAAATTTATGTATTTAGATATGATGACCCTAAGTATGCTGAATGGTGGGATAGAAACCCATGTGTATTATCATTAGATCCAGCAGGTAATAATGATTGTGGCATTAATCTAAATATGTTACCACCTAATATTAAAGAAGAATTATTAGATGTGGTATATGAAAGATACCAAGGATTTATTAGAGGGCAAGAAGGAAAGCCGGCAAAATCTCAAAGACCATTAGGTTTTAGTTGGGATGGAGCAAAACAATTTCTAGGTAGATATGGATTTGATTTTGCGATTAGACAATATATCCCTAGTCGTAAAACATCACAAGCAATTGTAGGTTATGAAAACTGGGCAAGAATGGCACTTTGCGATTTTACCGATCTAGATGGTAAGTCAATTGGAGCTATTAGAGCCATGTTCAGAAACCACTTAAATAAATGAGATATATAAAACAGAAATAATACTATATTATGGCAGGATTTACCGAAAAAAGAAACGGACCATTTAGTTCTAACTCAAGACCATTTAGCCTCTCCAATGCATTGAAGACGCTAAGTTCTTTTGGTATGCGTTATGACGACATGGTACTTAGACAATCTCAAGCTATTGGTCCAATGGAAGACCAGTTCGGCTATAGAGAGATGAACCCGTTCGGCCTAGACAATGATGATATTTATGGTGCATTTGCTGCACTATCCATGGGAGATATTAATATGAAGAAGAACGTACCGTTCTTTGATATTGATTACCCTGGTAAAAGAGAAGAATTAAGAAGGTTCTCATTAAACGATGAAATTGAAGATATTCTAGATATACTTTGTGATGAAGCAGTGGTATATGACGAAAAGAACTTCTTTGCACAACCTTCAATTATGGGACTCGATGTCTCAGATCAGGTTAATAAAGACCTTAACAAATACTTTAGACAAATCTATCACTATTTTGGTTTTAATGGTGAACAATCAGCATGGTACTTCTTTAGAAAGTTCCTAGTTGATGGTTACTTATCATTTGAGATAATTTATTCCCCAGACCAAAAAGAAATTATAGGTTTTAAAGAAATCGATCCAGTAACCCTAATGCCTGGTTTTAATAAAGACGATGGTAAAAAGGTATGGGTACAATATAAAGACGATCCAGTAAAAGAAAGAGTGTTATATGATTCTCAAATCATTTATATTTCATATTCTTCCCTGTCAACTGCTTCAAGAGTTAGTTATGTTGAGAGACTGGTTAGATCGTTTAACCTACTTAGAATTATGGAACACACCAGAGTAATCTGGGCAGTGACCAATGCTTCATTTAGAATGAAGTTTATTATCCCTGTTGGTGGTAAATCTAAAACAAGAGCAAAACAATCGTTAGCTCAACTGATGAATAACTATAAAGAGGTTGTTGACTTTGATTTCGAATCAGGCTCATTAACAACAGACGGTAAACCAATGCTACAGTTTAATAAAGAATATTGGTTACCTTCTAAAGATGGTGAAACACCAGAAATTGAAACTCTTGGTGGTGAAGGACCAGACCTATCTGATACAGAAGCATTAAAATACTTCTCAGATAAAATGAAAGAGGTTTCTAAAATACCTTACAATAGATTCTTATATGAAGATGATGGTGGTGACTATGCTTTAGCTGGTGATGGTATGGTAAGAGATGAGATTAAGTTTGGTAAGTTTATCAAGCGTCTAAGATCAGTCTTCCAAGAGATACTAGTAAAACCACTTTATATTCAAATGTGTCTTAAATATCCAGAGTTCCAAAACGATCCACAGTTTAAAACTCAAGTGGCTTTAAGGTTTAATGAAGAGAATGTATTTGCAGAATTAAAAGAGCAAGAAATCATGCAATTAAGATTAGACTTTATCGCAAGCATGAGAGATTCTCTAATGACAACTAATCCAGAAACTATGGAAGAAGAATACTATTTCGACCAAGAATATCTAGTAACTAAATACTTGAAATTAACTGACGACGAGATTAGAGCTAATAAAGCCTATAAGGCAAAAGAGGCTAAAGATAATGCAGAGGAACCTGAGAAAGAGGACCCAAACGCAATTTAACCTAGATTCGATAGAAAAAGAGATATATAAATTATGAAAAACGATTTTACAATTATCAGAACCTTTGAGGAATTCATTTCTGAAGATGCATTAAAGGCTGGAGAGGATTCTAAAATATATGTCGAAGACGTTACTTTAGATTCTGGG